CTATGAAAGGTGCCATGAAGTTGTTTAATGCTTTAGCAAAAAAGCTAGGTAAAAACGTTAAGTAATGGGATATAAAGGATCAAGAAAGAGTAGCAGACCAGCTGCAAAAGGAAAACTTCTTCCAACGGCAGGCCATGGTGGACAAAAAAGTCTACTAACAAAGCTGTCAATGCCATCTAGACCAAAGCCAAAAGCTGGTGGATGTGGCTGTGGAGGACAAACACATTAATATATGAGTATTTTAAAAAAAATTTTTAGTTCTGCTGGAGGTGATCTAGTTGAATCTGTTGGTGGTGTATTAGATAATCTAACCACTAGTAAAGAGGAAAAGTTAGAAGCCAAAAGAAAACTAAAGGAACTCATCTTGAGCCATGAGGCTGAGATGGAAAAACAAATAACTAACCGCTGGACTGCAGACATGAACTCAGACAGTTGGTTATCTAAGAATGTAAGACCAATGGTACTTATATTTCTTATTGTTTGCACAATGTTGTTAATATTTATTGACGCAGGTGCAATAAGCTTTGAAGTAGAGGAAAAATGGACTGACCTTTTACAACTTGTTTTAATAACAGTTATTGGGGCCTACTTTGGAGGAAGATCAGTAGAAAAGGTAAAAAAGAAGTAATGTATACCTACAATATTGAATTAATACGTTGCATAGATGGTGACACCATTGATGCTTATATAGATCTGGGCTTTAGTGTTAAAGTTAAGAAACGTATAAGGCTGCACGGTATTAATACTCCTGAGTCAAGAACAAGAGACCTTGAAGAAAAAGCAAAAGGGTTAGCTGCCAAAGACAGACTTAAAGCTATACTAGAAGGGGCCAAATCAATACAACTAAATTCCTTTGGTGTAGGTAAGTATGGTAGATGTCTAGGTGAATTACATGTAGACATGTTAGATGGTAAAGACTGCTTAACTCTAACAAATGTAAATCAATTATTAATCACTGAGGGACATGCTGTAGCATACCACGGTGGCAAAAGAAAATAGAATGAAAATAGATTGGATAAATGGCTTTGCAGCCGGTAATAAGAAAGAAAAGTACTATCTAGAGTTTAGATTAGGTACTTTTACTATATTAGAATTAAAATGGGAATCAAAGAAATTCAGATTTATGATCTGTAATCTAGGATTTGAGCTATAATTTTAGTATATTATAATGTATGCCAGCAAAGAGAAACTATAAAAGGGAATATAAGAAGTTCCAGTCCTCTACTAAAGCAAAAAAAGATAGAGCGGCTAGGAACAAAGCCCGTAGACAGGGTCTCAAAGTTGGTAAAGTACGTAAGGGAGATGGGAAAGATCTTCATCACCCAAATGGTCCACGCTCAAAGAAGACGGTTGTAATGTCATCTTCTAAGAACCGTGGAAAAAAAGAGAAAAGTAGAGTTAAGGGTAGTAAAAGAAACTACCCTAAAACTAGAAAAAAAAGGGTTTAACAAATAAAAATTAAAAAAAATGGCATCATCAGTAACCACACAATTAACTATTAGTTCTACTAATGCAACAAGCGATAGCTTAAGTATAGTAGTAAATAAAACATTAACAACTAAAGAACCTATTATAGGTATTGCAAGATTAGAAGTAGGAACTACAGCTGTAGAAGTATTTGGAAAAGCTGTAGCAGCTATAACTTATGTATATCTAAAGAATACACACGGTACACACACCGTTACTGTATCAGACGGAGTAACTCCAACAGACTTTTTAACTATAAGTCCAGGTGAATTTGCATTCATTCCTGTAAAGGCTCTTGCTGGACTACAGGTAAAAGGATCAGGAACTGGATGTGTAGTAGAGTACGCTCTATTCACTAAGGGATAAAAAGTTATCCATTAAATATTGTTGAGCCCATTCATATGCGGAAGCTGGATGGTTGAATAGTTTTCTTTTTCTTTTCAACCATCTGGCTCCTTGCTTTTCATAGATAGCCATTTCCCATTTTTGTTTTTTATAAACATTGATTTTCTTTTTTACAGGGTGACAAGACACCCAGATCTTATTTTTAAGTAATGCTAATATGTCTTCTGTTTCCATTTAAAATATATATCTTATTGTATCTATATTAAAATACGTGGAGTATATCTTTTTGAAATCTCCAAGTAATCTCTTCTTATGTGCCAGAGGATAGCGCATTACTCCTGATGCATTCTTTGCTTCTCTAGAATACTTCATGATCTCACGTGCTTCATCACTAGCTTTTATCATTTGATTAACATGATTAGTAAGTGCAATAACTTCACACTTGTTCTCACCTGCATATGCATTAACTTCAGAGAATAGATCATTATACTCTTCTCTCCATCCTGGATAAAATACCAGGGGACTATAGTTTAAGTGTACTTCCCATCCTAACATCTTGAGTCTATCCACATCTTTTATTCTAGAGTGGATCTTCTGCATCTTAGGTTCAAGTATATCTGAATACTTCTGAGGCATCAAGCTTACCCTTACTCTTGGTGGTTTATTGAAATGATTCACGTCAAGTTTAAGTAATCCTGGATACTTAGTAGCCATAGTACTATTCAGCCGGGGATGATCATCAAAGCGCTTAAGGTAATCATGTAGTGGTTCAGGCATATGCTTTTGCATCAGAACTAAATCTGAGTTACAAGCTATGTCTACCATTGTATATACTGGATCTTGCTGGTTAGGTACTTTAGTATATCCCGCTTCCCAGGCAAGCACAGACTTAAATATATCATCAACATTTTGGTTTACAAAAACCCTCTTACCATTATATCTAGACATATAACAATAGGTATCTACACAACCCCCAAAACAACCATAGATTATATTGGGAGCTATGCAGTCAGAGCTATTATTGTTGGTCTTTGTAACTAGAGTCTTTGTCTTTTGGTATTTGACTGCCATTATCTATCTCTTTACTTATTACATTAAAAGCAACAATAAGAATTATAAAAAAAATTATATGGCCAATAGTCATTCTTTTACCTTAAAAACTATTGTAGGAACCCACTCTGGTGGTTCTCCTGGATCATAATTACTTTCATAATGATTACTTTCCTCAAGGATTTCATAATCCTCTTGTAAATAATCTGTTACCTTTTTCCAAATTTTACCAGGTACAACACCACGACCATATCTAAACTTCATAACAAGTTTATCTTGCTCAGTATTATACCTTATACTAGGAGAGTATTGATTATATTCATGTACTTTTAAAACATGTTCTAAAATATAATATTCTAAATCATCAACATTTGCAATTTCATCTTTATTCCAATCCATTACCATTCAATTTCTTTATGACCTAATTCTTTTAGATTCTTGTTAATATTTATAAATAGATTGTCTGTATCCCATTTACCTCCTCTATATGCAGCCGCAGCTGGATGAACTACAAAGTGTTTATGATGATCATCAGAAATATACTTAGCAAATGGTTTTGCTTTAGCACCCATAAATACAAACTGAAGATGGTTAGGATGATCAGTTAAAACATGTGCAAATATACATTCACTCCAATGTTTCCATATATTAACATGGGCCCCAATGTTATCTACTTCACATGTAAGTGCAGTATTTAACATAAGCACACCCTGCTTAGACCATCTACTTAGATCACAATCTCTGCTTGCATCTGGATACTGTCTTTGTAATTCATCAAAGATATACCTCAATGATGGTTGTTCCTTATTAGTCTTTGAACAACTAAATGCTATTCCGTCAGCAACTCCTTCTTGAGGATATGGATCTTGTCCAATAATAACAACTTTAAGATCTCTATATGGGCACATCTCATATGCCTTAAGTAAATCAGGAAATTTTGGTGTAAACTTCTTACCATTATCAACTTCCTTAGCTAACGCTAGTAGTGGATCAGAGAATGCTTTAGAATTTACTATATTCCAAAGCGCATCTACCCAACCTTCATATGGACTCTCAGCAGCATCTGAGAGCTTATTCATAAATTTTTCTTGTATTTCTTTAACGTCCATCTTTATCTCTATTAATGTTTTTATCAATGCACTTCTCTATTTGAGACGCAAAATATATACCGGTACATATACCACAAAACCACACTATAACGTGTGTAATAATAGCTAATTCTTGCATAATTTTTAATTTTAGTACACCCAGTAGGACTTGAACCTACAACCTACAGCTTAGAAGGCTGTTGCTCTATCCAGTTGAGCTATGGGTGTATGAAGGGCCCAGCAAAGAAAATTACAAAGACACCAGGCCCCCAAACAACAACACTTTATCTAACACGGCCAAATAACAACTATATTTGGACTCATGATTTTTTTAAATTATTTAATCTATCTAGTTCAAAGTCAAGGTGATTCTTGGCTTTTACTATATCTTCTATATGTTTGTCAATATCCTCCATACCTTCTTCATATTTTTTACCACAACGTAAAAGGTATGCAACAGAGTTACCAACATTATAGGACAGGTCAAAGTCTTCACACACTTTACGTGCTTCATAACCGTAAGTTTTTCCTATGTAATAATTAGGAATCTTTTTTTCTGAGTAATCTACTTTTTCTTTTTCCATTTGTTCTTTATTTATTTTATTAAACTCCTCAAAGGTGTAGCTTTTATTGAATTCAAACCCTGGAGGACAACTCATTGTTACTTCAAAATCTATTGGTTTTTTATAATTACTGACAGAATAACCGTAGTTACTACAGACTCTGTCCATATCCCAGTAATGTTTATTTTTACCTGATAATTTACAGATCAAATATGTTAGCAGCTTGATCAAACGTGTTTTCATCTAATTCTATTTCTTGAGGAATATCTATATCTTCCTCTGGTTCTTTAACTTGGTCCCTGTTCTGTAATTGAGAGTTGCTTAGTAGCTCTGCAACCATAAACTCATGAAACTTAGATTGCTTTTCCATCCATGTTCTAGGATGATTAACCTTAAATGCATGAGTAACATGATTGTAAAACATCCACGCAGTATCTGGATCTACCCCATAGTTATATGAAGGATCAGACATTTCAGACTTTACAATGCTTAATTGTTGTGAGTCAATAAGTTTTTCATCAATAAATAAACGTCCAGCAAACTCAGCCTGCTCTTTAGTAGATAAAGAAACATTTTTCATTTCATCTTTATCTTGTATCAGTTGAGCATAACTGTGTTTAGCCTGACCTAGTTGTCTAGCAATAGTTAGAGCAATGTCTGCATTAGCAGTTCCTGTATGTTTACGACCATAGTTGGCCATATCACCTTTAATCATTCCATTATTACAAACAAAAACATAAGCACCTATCCCGCATTGGAACCTTGTGCTCTTGTCATATGAATTGGTCCAGGCAAACATCATACCTAACTCTGAGTCAGAGCTATTTGTATTAATATGATATATACCTTGCGCTACATTAGCATTCAGGTTAGACCTGAAGACACTTTTGATTATCTTCAGGTTGTGCTGATCTAATAGTTTTTTTGTATGATCCATTACTTCCTTGTGAGAGACAACGGTATATGTCTTTCCGTGGTTTGGTAATGGGGCTGTTTCTAGATAAGTCTTAGAGACTTGAGTTGGTTTTGAATGTCCCATATTTTTTCTTTCAAAATTAATAAAATTATTTAAATAAATCAAGCTGTCCACAGCTTATTCCTAATATATTATCTATCTCTTTTTCAATAGCTTGCTGATAATATTTATAGTTAATATCATAGCTGTCCCATTTAGGGTTTAGTGTCATCTTATTATAGACTGTAGCCAACCATGGACCTGATTCAAGCTGAATCATACGTCCATCATTTTTGTTTACTTTAATAAGCTTACTACCTCTATTAGAGATATAATATCTATTTATCTTTTGCAGATTGTCAACAGTAAGATTGTTATCTTTGAGGTATTGAGATGTTACCTGCCAACCACTGTTAGTTTTACTACCTATACAATAATCCAGAATGTTTTGATTCTGTTGTAAGTATACTTGTGGTAAAACACCATTTACAAAATATTCATAGATACCTTTTGGAATAACTAGCTTAGACTTGTTCTTATGCATTGCTAGATCTGTAAACTCAAACCTACCTTTACATTTAACAGGAGCATAATAGAATTTATCCTTATCTGTTTTAAATAGATAATGTGGATTCTTCTGCTTAAGTTCTCTGAACTTTGTTAGATCTGTCTCAATATATTTAAAGATACCAATATAATTATTGACATCACCAAATACAATCTTTTGATACTGATCATGTTCAAGTTGTAACATAGTTATCTCTTCCCACTTCTTACACACATCCATGTATGTTTGAATAGCAGTTTTAGGAATCATAGTTTCTATACCATCTGTATTCTGCATAATAGCAACGGCCTCTGGTATTGCTTCCATGATCATCTCATAAAGCATCATCAAAGTCAATTGACCATTAATTGTAATACGCATGGTAAACTCAGGATCATATAGAAAAGAATTCTTATCATTAGATAGACCGTATGTACTATTAAGTATAATTTTATATACATAGTTCATAGGATTACTCTTAGGAATCTTTTTTCTTTCATTGAAGAACCATTCATACTGATCACAAAACTGTTTTGCTGGAAAGTGTCCTGGTGACCACTTGTTCTTAATAGCCAAGTTAGGATAGAAACTTGTAACATCTGAAGACATTATAACCATATCTTCTGTTTCCTCAAACACTCCTGCTCTTGTTGCACCGTGCACACCACCTAAACCAAAGTCTGTTTTAACACCCCGGTATTTTACACTATACTTGAAAGCACCCTTGATGCTCAATGGATCAAGCTCAACAGTCTTAAATCTATCAAGAAGACTATTAAACTCTGCTGTCTCAAACTTAATATAAGGTAATATAATATCTTCAAGTTTAATAACACGTCTAAATGTTCTCAATTGTTTAAGGTCCCGTTTGGGTATATTAAGTTCTTTACTAAGATAATAACTAAATAACTCTTTAGATATTCTTGGCTCAGATGCATTTAATAGATTAATACCATAACGTTTGGACAAATCCAATCTTAGTGCTATCAAACTTTTTGATTTATTATATATCTCCTCTGTTGCTTCCACATCATTAATACAATACTCAATAATCATATCAATCTCTTCTTGAGTAGTTATCTCTGTGTCATGCTCAATAGGCATATCAAGGATATTATTCCAATCCATTGTATACTCAATCCACTTAAGACTAGACCGTTTGGCCATATTGTCCCAATGATTAAGTTTGTATACATCAATATGTGGTATCTTTAGATCCCATGGTGCATAGGGCGGAAAGTTTCTATTGTTAATTAAGTCAATAGTTTTTTGTGCAAAGTCATAAATCTTCCTTGCAAATGCTTCACCTTTACCCCACTGTTCATGGTTCTCCATTATATGGTTGGTTACTTGTCCGTCAAAAGCTAATCCATTAAAGGATATGTGAAAAGATCTTTCTTCTACATTTTCTCTCAAGAAATCTATAAAAGAATCAGAATCATCTCTCAGCTCATGAATGACAAAAACCCTTGTATCATTGCTTTTATAATGTTTGAACACTGCAACAAAGCAATTGCATAGTGTTTCATAATCCATGACCCAGTGATTCATACTAATGAAATATAATTGTTAATATTAATGTAACTAATATACCGATAAAGCCTATGGTAAATCCAAACATAGCGTCATCATATTTGTTATTGTTCATCTTTTTCCTTTTTATACTTCTCTTCCCACCTAGTCATGTTTTCTATAAGTTTTCTTTGATTTTCTATTTGGTTAGCTTGACTAAAACATAATTTAGTTAATCTAAATATAAATAATAAAATCAGTATTGTAATTAATGCTACCATAATTTAAAGTTTTTAGCAAAAGAAAGGGGACCGAAGCCCCCTCTCATTGCATTCACACAAATAAAATAGTTAAGAAACTATGTTAAGATTAGTTGCCTTTGCAGAACTCATGTTCTTATTATAAGGCTCAGGATCTTTTGTTAAGAATCCTTCAATGTCATATTTATTTTTGCTTATATTGATACCAAAAGTTTCAACAAAGCCTTTGATTTCTTCAGCATCTGTTATATAATACTCTGCATGAGTATCCATCATAACTCTCTGCTCTTTAATTTCTTTACCGTTAGCTCTCTTACCTACTCTTAGTTTAACCTCATCTCCATTGTCATCTAACTTAGGGACCATGTGATAAGAACCTTTGTAGGTCTTAGATATAACTGCAAGGATTTTACTTCCTGGATCAAATATTGCTTCAACATAAGGACAATCATTTGATGCAGGCATTAGTTTAAAGGTCTTATATGGACCCCAGTTTGATGTGGTAATGATCATGTTACCACCAAAACTTATTGATTTTTTTGCCATAATTTTATATAGTTTTTAATTATTTTACTCTCAGCAAAGATAGTAATTTTTTATTAAAAATATCCAAATCATCACTCTTTTTCATTGTAAGTTCTTCTTTTTTCAAATTGGGTTTGTCACAAAGTTCATAAACTTTATATAACAACTCCGGATCTACATCTAGTTCCTCAGCAACATCATCATGATAAAACTCAGGTTGTAGAAATGAATCTACATACATAGCAATAGTTCCTTTATCTCCAAAGAAATCTGTAATATTTGTTTTTGTTGGCTCACTTATTTTTGAATATCTACCACGTACTATGTGGTTAAAGTCATGACCAATGCCAGACATGTCAAAGACATATACATGTTTTGTAGGACTCACTTGAAAGTAATCTTCAAATTTAGAGTTCTGCAAAAGATATAATGTCTCAAACTTTGTCCAAGCATCAGTCTTCCTTTGTTTGTATAAACATATAAATTTTCTGTCAGTAATGCTATAATAATCTTTCCATGATAAGTATGTCTCTACAGGAGTATAATCTACACCCCTGCGTATCCCAAGCAATGGATACAAAAACACTTTACTTTTTTGGAAATATTTACTGTGCATTATAACGTTACTTCATTCACTAAAAATTCATATGGTAAATCAAAATTCATATTATCAATATGATACTTTGCTACATCAAGTGCCTGCTCTAGACCAGTATACCATGCATCCATAGTAGTAGGTCTTACAGGAAAGCTATAAATTTGATTATACTTATCTATCACTATAAAGGTAAAGTTTATTTTGTAATCTTTACCCTTATCACCAGCATTTTTTAATGCTAGTACTGAATAAATAGCTGCTTGTAACCAATAATTATAGAATTCAACTGTTTCAGCAAACTCTGTGACACTTTTGCCCGTGGTTTTAAAATCTATTATTCTTATTGTCTTATTCTTATGATCTATTATATATTTATCTATTATACCTTTTAGGCCAAAGTCATAGTTTTGTAGTTTACAACTCAGTGCTTTTTCTACAAATGATTCTGTGTCATCAAGTTCAAAGTCAGTTTCATTAGAAGCTAGTGCTTCCATAACTGACTTGTTCTCCTTGATTAACTCAACAGATTCATTGCACTTCTTATATATATCCTGATCTATAATGTCTTTGCCATTAGAGTTCAAAAGAAATTTAAAGTACTCCTTATTGTCATCAGTTAATATTTTAGATAATCTCTTTGAGTCATCCTTAATAGACTGATATAAATTCTGGTGTTTTAATGCTGTTATAATCTCAGGACCTAAATCCTCTAGATCTCCAACAGCATTATCTTTAACTTCATTAAGAACTCTACGTACAGCATCTGATGGTATTTTACCAGGCACTAATGCAAAGTTATTATCAAATTCTTCAGGTTGTAACAATAGTAAATGAATTAACTTACCTTCAATCAAATGCTTATCTGTTCTCACCTCCCTCTCCTTAAGGATATAATCCTTGTAGAAAAGAGATGGTGAAAACTTAAGTCTATTTAAACTTGAGTAAGAGAATTCAAAGTTACCATTATCACATTTAGATTTAAAAATGTTTTCTAGTTCTTGATTCTTTTTCATAATTAAAACGGTAAATCATTTATAGGCTCAGACTTTATTACTTCAGATAAAGATTTACTTTTAACCTTAGCTCTAAAATCCGGTGTTAATGATATAGATGATCTTTCCAACTTAAATGCTTTAGAAGAACCTAAGCCTGTAGCGCTTTGAATAACTTTATCAAACAGTAAGTCAAGGACATGTTCCATTGCTGGCACAGTTAAAGCATCATCTTGGATTAATAACAAAATTAGTTTTTCATATCTATGAGAAGTCCCATGCTGATAGTTTGTATTATCATAATACTTTTGAAACTTTTGTCTCAAAGATTTGAAACCAACCTGATTCCATACTTTAGTGCCTTTCATTCTCTCACCAAAGTGAAAGAATATCATACCCAAGTATGTCTCAGAACCTTCTATCTTTGCATTTGCCATCATAGTCATTGCTACAGCAACGTCATCAGATGCTCCACCTTTTAGCATTTGCTTAAGTTGTAAGAACATCTTATCATCAATTGGTACAGATATATCTGACATAGC